ACTATGCGCAGAATCCACGCTGGACTGAATCCGCAAATATGGGGTACTGGAGACGAGACGCGGGATTTCCTGTTCATTGACGATGCGGTTAATGGATATATCAAAATGGCAGAAGCGAAAGCACAAGGCATATTCAACTTTGCAACAGGACACCAGACAAAGGTGATGGATGTCATTAATGGCATTCAGCACTTAATGGGTAGTCAGTTAGAGATAGAAGTAAAGGGAATAGGTGAAGATGAAATAAAGAATCAATGCCTGGACTGGACCAAGGCGCGTGAGTTATTAGGCTGGGAGGCTGATAATGAGATAGGGGAAGGACTGGATAAAACAGTTGAATGGTATCGGAGTTATTTAGCAAATGGGTAACAAAAGAACTGGAAAACGTCGAAAAGGTATTCGATGGGACTATAACCTTGACGGCATGAGTTATTATGAAAGGATAAAAGGGTATTGGAAGCGTTATTGGCGTAGATGGAAACGCAGAATTGGAAAAGTGCAAAATTCGCGGTTAGAGGAGATTGAATGAGAATAAATTATTTAGGATGGGACTTGACTAAGGATTTATATATTGAAAGGGATTGTGATAGGAAAGGTTATATTTTGACTGCCAAATATAGTGAAAGTGATGCGGATACAATATTTATTCCTGATTTAAAAAAGCAATATATTATTGATGTTCTTTCTGGAAAAAGACGCGCGGAGAATGAATTTTAATGATTGACGTTAACTTTATTCCCGGTAAAACTTACATCCCCCCCACTGCCCCCACTGTTGGAATTGAAGAGGCGATGATCCTTCGTGATATTGCTGATGATTTAGAAGCTGGCAAGTTCCCCACATACTTTTACTGTGACTTATTCGAGAAACGATTTGCCAAACTTGTTGGCAGTAAATACGCGATGCTATGCAATAGTGGATCATCCGCAAACCTGTTGGCTATCAGCGCATTGACAAGCCCGCTATTAGGTGAACGGCGATTGAAGCCAGGCGATGAAGTCATCACGACTGCATTGAACTTCCCGACAACGGTAAACCCGATAATACAGAATGGATTAGTGCCGGTATTTGTGGATGTGGAGCCGGGAACTTATGTACCAGCGAGTCATACATATACTGACAGACCGATATTCTTTGCAAATACACTTGGTAATATTGCACCATCTTACGGCTTAGGGTGGATGATAAAAGATTGTTGCGATTCACTTGGAAGCCTTGCGGATGACGAAAATGTATTTGCTAATATTCATACTTATTCCTTTTACCCCGCCCATCACATCACAATGCAAGAAGGCGGCGCGGTATGCACCAATGACCCACTACTCAAAAAGATAATCACATCATTCAGGGATTGGGGGCGTGACTGCTATTGTGAGCGTGGACAAGATAACGCTTGCGGTAAACGGTTCGATGGGGATTATGACCATAAGTACACCTATTCGCACATTGGTTATAACCTGAAGGCAACTGACTTTCAGGCGGCGATTGGATTAGCACAATTAGAAAAGCTGGACAAGTTCAATGAGATACGGAGGCATAATTGGAAACGATTAAGAGATGGTTGTCAGGACTTGGAAGAATACTTCATATTGCCGGAGCCGACACCAGGAAGCGATCCCGCGTGGTTTGGATTCGGACTGGCCATACGCCCGGGACAGAAACAGAGTTTGAAGCAACTTATTACCAAGATAGAGACAATGAACATCGGTACAAGGCAGTTTTTTGCGGGAAACATTTTAAGACAACCAGCGTATCAAAATATCAAACACCGCGTGATCGGCAACCTAGACAACACAAACCTGATCCACGATAACGCGTTCTGGATTGGGTGCGGGCCGCATATCACTGACGAGATGATTGATTATATGTTAACCGTAATTCACGAGGAGGTGAAGAAATGAGTACGCGACAAGTAATTTTTATTTATGTTCTTGTAATAATAGCCAGTGTGTTGGCAACTTATTCTCTTTGTGTTTGGGCATTGTCAAAATGAACTGTCGAATCTGTAACCGCGAATGTCAGCCGTTATTCCAACTGGATAACATGCCTGACAGAAACCAGCATCTATCCGACAAGCCTGACACTAAGGGCATAACGCTGAATGTAGTGCAATGTAAAGGATGCGGGCTTGTACAGTTGGATAATGAGCCGGTGTGGTATTGGAAGGAAATAATAAATTCATCCCACCTATCAAAAGAATTCCAAGAGATTCAATTTAAATACAATATGAATCATGATTGGGTGTCATTCAATATATTAGAACACCAACCCAATCCAAACGAATATTTGCAACATATTTCTGAGTATGTTATGGATAATGGCGCGGTAATTCAAGTGCCTAATTGCGAGAATATGAATAAGTATGATTTCTGCATTGACCATCTAATGTATTTTGATTCATATACATTGAGTAGCACATTAATGCAAAACGGGTTTATTTTACAGGATTTAAATAGAGATTTTCACAACAGTACGCTATCGGCGGTTGTGAGAAAACCAAATCCTATCAATATAGATGATAACTTCGATTATATAAAACTTCATCACTTCCTAACAAAGCACAATCCCATCGGTATCTATGGTGCTGGACATCAGGCATTTGCGTTATTGTCTCACGATGAAATGCTATCTAAACAGACTAAATGCGTTATTGATGACAACGTTGAAAAGCGTGGAAGATATACACCAGCAACCAATATTCCAATAAGAACGCCGGATGCACTAAAAGAAGTAGACGCCATCATCATTATGGCAGGCGGTTATTCCGATGAAGTGCTAAAGAAGCTGGATGACTTCAAGGGTAGCGTAGCAGTATTGCGAGGTAATAAATTGGAGGTGATTAGGTAGATGGGCAAGTTTGATAAAAATGTGTTTGCCTCAATGCAACAGGACTATGCTACTCCAGATTACTTATTCAATATTCTTGATGATGAATTTCATTTTACATTAGATGTATGTGCAGACTGTTCTAATCATAAAGTACACGATAACTATTTTACCGAAGGACAAAACGCATTAGTGCGTGATTGGCAGGGTATTTGTTGGATGAATCCACCATATAAAGATAAAAAGAAATGGATTATCAAAGCATACAATGAATCAATTAAAAACCATTGTATTGTTGTTTGTCTTATTCCTGCAAGAACAAATACAAATTGGTGGCATGATTATTGTATGAAAGGCGAAATTCGCTTTATTAAAGGCAGACCAATATTTGAGGGAATGACGCACGGGTTACCGCAACCATTGGCTATTGTTATTTTTGGAAGTGGTTATATTAGAAATTATAAATCAATAGAGGTGATTAGATGAGTGCAGGTGATCCAATCATAACCTGTCCGTTTTGCGGATTTAATTATTATATGGGGAGTGGACATATATGCGGTGGGGTTAACAGGACGCAACCAATCCCACTCTATACGCCGATTCCTAATGAAGATGAGATAGTAAAAAGGTTAGATGAGATTATTGCAATACTAAAAAACATGAGAGCTAAAGTTAAATGACCCCAAAACAACTAAAAGCCAGTAAGCCCTACGTCTATGACAAGGTGCAGAAATACGGTATGCGAATTGTTCGATTAGAGTACGACTATATTTGTAACTTCCATTGTCAGCATTGCGACATAAAAGAATATCAGGGTAAGTCAGATTGGCGAGCGCTTACTATTCCAGATGTGTGTTCATTGGCTAAACAAGCGGATGAATTAGGCTTTAGTCAGTTCGTTATCAGTGGTGGTGAGCCGTTGATCTATCCTGAACTTGATAAGATCATTGACGCTATTGGCCCAGACAAGTTCTACATCACGACAGATAGCAACGGGTGGGAGTTGGATTATTCGATGGCATTTCACCTGGCATTTATTGGTGTTGACAAGGTGCAGATAAGCATTGATTCGATCAATAGCGTTGAACATGACGCGTTCAGGAATAAACGGGATTCTTATAGCAAGGCATTAAACGCAGTTCTTTGTTCCCAAAGAGCAGGGTTAAATGTTCTTGTGCAAACCGTAGTAGATAAACAGCGAGCGCATTCTGATGAACTTGAACGTTTTATTTATGTATACAACACTATTGATGTTCCCGTCTGCATCCTCTATGCTAAACCAGTTGGCTTATGGAAGGGGCGTACCGACCTCATGCTAAACCAGGATGACATTGATTACGTTGAAGCGCTATGCAAGAAGTACAACGCATTCAGTCATCTAACGCCAACGGGTGAATGTATCGCCATGAAGCGGATGATAAACATAACCAAGTGGGGCAATGTCAACCCGTGTCCTGTAATGCAGGAATATAGCATAGGCAATATATTTGATGAGCCGTTGAAAGATATTGTAGCAAGGGGTGATAAGCAGTTCGACAAACATATACTAACCTGTCCTATGGCAGTTGAAAAGGATTACATTGAAACCTTACGACATTAACGATCTGATTGACATTCGCTCCCACTTCGACCCGACACCGCTGAAGAACGCGCGTATATTCATCACGGGCGCGGGTAGCTGGTTTGGCACTTGGATTACCTCGTACCTGGACTATGCCAATATCAATTATGAGAGGTGGCTGAAGCCGTATGATGGATTTCCAACAGGCGCGTTTGATTATGTCATTCACTTAGCACAATATCAAACAGATCTTGTCTTATGGCTTGCTCATTTTGCACAATGTAAAACATTTCTATTCACCTCGACTGGATCAGTGAATAATCCTGACCCTGACGCTAAGAGCAATAAATTAATTGATGAAAAAAAGGTAATTGATTCTGGACTTGATTACCGCATAGCCCGTATTTACAGCGTTATTGGCCCGGGATCCCCATTGCGTTATGCACCTGCAAAGTTCATCCATCAGGCGTTGAAACATGAGCCGTTGACAGTAACTAATCTTGGTACATCGGTTAGGACTTACCTGTACATAACGGATTTAGTGGCGTGGCTACTTACAATCATGGTGAAAGGGCAATCAACTATTTATGATGTAGCTGGATATAAACCTATCACAACACTTGACCTTTCGCGCAGGGTGAATAAGATAACGGGTAACAATGGATTGTCAATAATGGATATGTGGAATAATGACATTAGACCAGTGTATTGCCCTGATACAACGAACTACCATAATTCAAGGAAGTTAGGGTTGGATGTGTGGACTGATATTGATAGCGCAATAAAAAGGACGGTTGCTTACTATGAATAAAGCAGGTGTGAAAACTTATGTAAATATGTTCGGTGGAGAGGGAGCTTTCATTATTCCAAAGGCAAGCAAACTTGATACATTTCTTGATGGCAACCGGGTTAATGCCGACAATCTAAATGCTATTGTAGATAGGGTGAATAAATTATCAGAGGTTGCAATGCCCGCTAATCCAATCAAGAAATGTGATTATTGCGGAACTTGGGGAGTAGACAAAATGAGTTGTCCTAAATGTGGTGCGCCAATAAATTATGAATAAATTCATGCTTGGCTACGATTCCCCCCGAACACTGTATCATCCTGATAGATTGGCTTCATGGGAACGAGGTGAATACTTTCCCCCTGTTATTGCAGAGATAGCCCCTACTGGACGCTGTAACCAGAAGTGTCGTTATTGCTATGCCATGACAAGAGTAGAACGTCTACACATGGACGACAATTTACTCATGCGCTTGCCAAAGGAATTAGAACAGGCAGGCGTAAAGGCAATACTCTATCAGGGAGACGGTGATCCGCTGATGCACAAGAAGCTGGCGGATGCTATCAACACAACGAATATCAGCCAGACTATCAGCACTAATGGGGTATTGTTCACCCCCGAATTTCAAGACAAGTGCATGGGTAAGTTGAACTATGTCAGGTTCAGCGTTATTGACAGCGATCCGAAATGGTATGCCTACCAGCATGGGACGAATGAAAAGCAACACGCCTTATTGATTGAGAACCTAAAGTACGCCGTCAAGCATAGGACTAACACAATGCTAATGGCAACGGTATATTTAGAGCCGTACAACTTTGACAGGGCGTATGATATTGTCAGCTATTTCAAAGACTTAGGGCTGGATTACATTGTCATTATGGAAGCAATTTATTATGATCAGTCGCCTGTTGGCAAGCGGGGTTTTACATCGGATGACTATACCGATGACAAGATAACAAAGATGAAATTCCAGGCATCTTACTTGAATGATGACAACTTCACGGTACGTTTCCGCTTCCCAAACAGCGACATGAAAACAGGCGTAACACCTGAAACGTTCATACCTGGATTCTGCCAAGGTATTTACTTTGAGGCGGTGATAGCTCCTAATGGGGATGTGATTCCTTGTTGGCGGGCGTGGGATATACCTGATTTAGCTTTTGGCAATCTGCATGAACAATCATTCATTGAAATATGGCAAAGCAGACAACGCAAGTTTATTAATGATTGGATTCTAAACACGCCACCAGACAAGGAAGAGTGCCGGATATGCAATCAGTACAAGAACAATCAATTATTGTGGGATTACAGGAACAGGACTGAATGGGCAAATTTCCTAATATAAAACAACTTCCCTGTAACGCTAAGTGCGGATGGTGTCATCCTGAAGGATACGACAAAGCTATTCTATTCCCGCATAACATCTGCCCGTTCTTGTATCACTCGATCTATCCGTACTTCTTAGGGCTTTTGTATCACGCTGACATGCAAGAGATTTGGGTATGCTGTCCGGCTGAAAAGGGTGTTGATGTTTTAGTTAGAAAGGTTTTGAATAATGCAAATAATTTCCCAGTACCACAAGATTGGTGGGTTATCTACGCGGAGGTGGTTAATGTAGGTGAATGTCCTCATGGTCATACTATTGGCTCAGAACTTATATTTCCAACGGCACATAAACAGACTTATATATGTCCGGCAGGTGTCAATAACATCTTCCCGTTCTTAGATATTGAAGTGCCAAGTTGTATCAATCTAAAGAAACTACGATGCCCTGATTGGAAGGATACGGTATTCTATGAAATTGAGTAAAGTATAATTAGATTATGAATATAAACAGTGGAATCTATAGGATTACTAATACACTAAATGGGCATTGTTATATTGGCAGTTCTGTAAATGTACGAAGGAGACTTCTTAACCATAAAAACTTATTCAAGCGTGGAAAGCATTGTTCAAAATACTTTCAGCGGGCATGGGATAAATATGGAGGTGATTGTTTTATATTCGAACCATTAATATATTGTGATAAAGACAACCTGTTTATTTATGAACAGGCTTTTATTGATTATTACCATCCAGCATACAATCTCGCTAAATGTGCAGAAAACCCAATGCTTGGAATGAAACACTCAGAAGAGACAATAAAAAAAATAAGTTTATTACGCAAGGGTCGCAAAAACAGTCAAGAAACCAGGAATAAAATAAGTGTAGCATTAATGGGTAGGACATTAACGGCGGAATGGAAAGAAAAAATAGCCGCTGGAAATAAGGGGAAATTTGTATCAGAAGAGACGAGAGAAAAGCTAAGACAATATAATCTTGGCATGCGCGCATCGCCGGAGACACGTAAAAAAATGAGTGCTTCACAATTATTAAGATTCAAGCGAGAAAGAGAACTAAATGTTACTCTCTGATTGGATTATCAAATTTATTGCTAAGCAGGGCGTTAACACAGTTTTTACCCTTGCTGGCGGAAATATAATGTGGTTATTAGATTCACTTGGTAAAAGCAAGGAGGTGCGCCATGTCCCCATGTTACACGAACAAGCAGCAGGATTTGCGGCGGAAGGATATGCCCAATTCAATGGATTGGGCGTCTGTCTCACGACTTCTGGGCCAGGCGCGACAAATGCGATCTCCGCATGCGCCGCTTGTTATGTTAATTCCTCCCCCGTTCTATTTATATCTGGCCAAGTCTCTACCGCTGACCTTAAGACAGAGGATCAACGTTTTAATGGTGTGCAAGAAATTGACATTATTGAAATTGTTAGACCGATTACAAAGTATGCGCGCAGGTTAATGGATGCCGATAACGCTATGCAGACATTCGGGTTAGCGGTACATGAGGCAATCAGTAAAAGAAAAGGGCCGTGCTGGTTGGACATCCCCCTCGACATTCAAGCGCAAGAAACATCATGCGAAATCAAAGTAGCAACGCCTTATTCTTATCACAATCCATTTGATGTAGAAATGGTATTAGACGCCATTGATAACGCTAAACGAAAGGTAGTGCTGTTAGGGCATGGGGCAACGGCACATAGAGATAAAACGATTGCATTCCTGAATAAGTATCGAGCTTTACACCCGATGGTAACCTGGCGTGCTATTGATTTGCTACAAGCGCCTCGACCCGGTGTATTGTCAAGTCCTGAAGCTAATAAGGAATTACAAGCGTGCGATCTGCTATTGGTTTTTGGGGCAAGATTAGACGCTGAAACAATCGGCTATGACTATTCCAACTTCGCGCCTAAAGCCGTAAAGATAGTGGTTGATATAGACAAGACAGAATTAGACAAATTGCCCGATGATTGGATAAAATTAAATACGGGAGTGGGGTATTTTGTGGAGCAACTATTATGAGAATAAAAGATATTTTTGGGGGTTTTAGGGTTGGAATGACAACCTATGATATTCAACGTGATTCGGCAAGGTCAGGATTTGAAATAACATCTTTTACTGGAGAAGAAGAAGATGATATTTGTAATTCCGATCACAAAATGTTTTTTATTCCAGATGAATTTATGGAATATCTTATGAAGTTTGTCAAATGATTAATTTATACGACTTTGTTGAGGAACTTAACCGCCTATCCTCTCCAGATGATATTATCTGTCCGAGTGCTTCGGGTTACGGCACGCTAATAACTTTACAGCATTGGAAGTTAAAGCCTGACCAACGATTCACTACTAATTTTGTCTTTGGGCAAATGGGAGCTGGATTATCAACGGCTATTGGGGCAACATTGGCAACGGGTAAACGAGTATTGCTTATCGAAGGCGATGGGGGCTTTCAGTTGAATGTACAGGAATTGGAAGTAGTGAAACGATTGAACTTACCTATCATAATGTTCATCATAAATAACAATGGCTATCATTCAATTCGTGAAATGCAAAAGAACAGATTTGAGGGTAGATTAGTTGGGTGCGATGATATGAGTGGGGTGACACTTCCAGATTTATTTCCATTGGCAAGATTATACGGGCTTGATTATAGAAAGATTGAGATTGCTGATAATCTTGAATACCCAATGCGAGAATACGATCCGCAAATATGTGAAGTAATAGCCGACCCTAATCAACAATACCGTCATAAGCTGAAATCACAATTAGTTGATGGTAAATGGCAATGGCAGAAGTTAGAGGAGATTGAATGAGTGATTTAAATACGTGGTGCGATGGGGATTTAGTAACTGCCAGTATGTTTAATAATTTTATAATGGATGAAGCAATAATAATCACCCCAAAAAGGAAATGTGATTATTGTGGCGTTTACTCTAAAGATGAAACGAGTTGCCCAAAATGCGGCGCACCTATTAATTGGGAGATGAAATGAAAATAGGCGAATTGGACTATGCAATTAGAAAAGCGTTGAATGTTTTTGATGAATGGAATGATGTAACTGGTTTGATTACAAAACATACAGGTTATTATTATGAGGCGCAAGCGTGCATTGCAGACGCCGTTAAAATTGGGGCAAAAGTAGCGCTATTTGGCGCAAAAGCCGATTTAGATAATTTAGACAATATAAACAAATGAAACCACCAATACCAAAGAAACCAGACTTCCTTGCCATTATCAAGCGTATCCAGGCATTACTCAATAAGAGCGAGCAGAAGTACACCAATCAGGTGATTGAGGCGTACACTAAAAGCTATAAGGCAATAACGCCGTATATCCGCAATGTTGAACTTCTTATAACCGCTAAGCCCGACATCACTCAAACAGGCATAAAGCGAAGCCGTGAATATCGAGAGTTGATAGATGTTACCGAAAAGGAATTAGACGACTTTACATCATTCGCCAGGACAACCATCGGGATCGCAATATCGGCAGCGGCGTTATTATCATTAGACTCAGTAAAGCAATGGGGAATGAAGCCCGTAACACCTGACGCGTTGGAAGTGGTTACAAGATTCCTGCAACCTGATACAGCGTTATACGAACGCATTGGTTTATGGGCTGGTAATGCAAGGGATGGCGTGATTGACGCTATTATCAAGGGGGTGGGGTTAGGCAAGAATCCGGTAACTATTGGGAAAGAGATAACTAAAGCATTTGGGTCCAGCTTAACGGATGCGGTCAGGACAACACGGACAAGTCAATTGTGGGCGGCTCGCGAGAGTACACGATTGAACTATATTGCCAATGGAATTACTGGTTGGATATGGATGGCTGAGTTAGACGATGTTACCTGCGGCGCGTGCGCGGCCATGCACGGTACATTTCACGAGATGGATGAACAACTTGATGGTCATTATAACTGCCGTTGTGCGATGATACCTATTCAGGCAGGGGAAGCAATAACGCAAACAGGTGAGGACTTCTATAATAGTCTATCAGAGCCTGAACAGGAAAAGATGTTGGGGTTAGCAAAAGCACAGGCATTACGGGAAGGGGAATTTATATTTAGCGATCTTGCCCAAAGAGTAGAAAATGATACATACGGTCACATGATGACCGAGACACCACTTAAGGATTTACTGAATGAGTGATAATCACGAATTATGGATGACAATTTATCGGGCATTGTGCATGATACAAAAAGCACTTGCCCAGTTTTTAGGAATTGACAAGAAATGCGATTAAATGATGTATAATATGTGTGTTGGTACGGAGTGTTCGGTTTATCTTTGGCATAAACACCGGCACAAACATTTGACCAACTCTTATAATGAGTTGGCTGGTACGGCGAGATAGGATTATCTGCTAAATAATAACCTTCTCAACAATTTGACCAGCCTTTTTATTTAACGACTTGGGAGGGTCGTACAAATGAAAAACACATACTCAGTTCTCAATAAACGAATAACGTCGCAAAATGAACCGATACCAGGCGAAAACCAGGTAGAAAATAATGCCGGTGGATTTGTCTATCAATTGGACAAGTTCAAACAGTTAGAGCGGTTTTTAATTCTTGGCACTGAGGGCGGTACTTATTATGTACAAGAGCGAAAACTAACTCTTGATAATGCTAAATGCGTTTTAGCTTGTTTGAAAGAAGGTCATAAAAGAACAGTTGATTTAATTGTTGACATCTCAGACAAGGGACGCGCGCCCAAAAACGATTCCGCTTTATTTGCTTTAGCGGTTGCGTGTTCTAATGGTACAGAGTCCGAAAAGAAATATGCCTTAGATAAACTTCCTAAAGTTGCAAGAATAGGAACGCATCTATTCCACTTTGTAAATTATCTGGATGGTATGCGTGGGTGGGGTCGGGCTGTTAGAAAAGCAGTAGCTAAATGGTATGAAATCAGAGATCCAGAAAAAGTTGCTTTTCAATTAGCAAAATACCAACAGCGAGACGGTTGGTCGCATAAAGACATTCTAAGATTAGCGCACCCTAAACCCGTAAATGAAGTTGTCAATAATCTTTTCAAGTGGGCGGTAGACAAAAAATATTCCGAGAACGAATTAATTGGATTGGCGCGCGCACTTGAACTTGCCAAAAAAGTAACATCAGAAAAAGACATAATCTCAATTATCAATGAATTTCAAGCACCATTTGAAATCATCCCTACTGAATACAGAAAATCAAAAGAGGTGTGGCGGGCATTGCTTCCCCATCTTGGATTAACTGCCATTGTCCGTAATCTTGGGAATATGGGCGCTTATGGATTATTGAAACAAGGCGAATGGGACGCCATTAAAATGGTTACAACCCTACTTTCAGATAAGGATGAAATAAAGAAATCAAGAATTCACCCTATTCAAGCCCTGTCTGCTATGCTGATTTATAAACAAGGGGAGGGATATAAGGGAAGTAATGAATGGGAAGTTGTCCCTCAGATTGCAGATGCTTTAAATAAGCTGTTCTACGAATCTTTTAGCAATGTAGAATCAACGGGCAAACGGTTTTATCTTGCCGTTGACGTGTCGGGGTCAATGAGTAGTGGAAGTATTGCAGGGATTGAGTTTATTAGTCCCGCAATGGGCGCGGCGGCAATGGCGATGGTTATTGCGCGATCCGAACCAAATTATATTATTAAGGGGTTTAGTGACGAATTAGTCAATTTGCCAATTAGCCCTAATATGAGTTTAGATCAAGCAATGAAAGTAACCAGTTCGGTAAATTATGGGCGTACCGATTGCGCACAACCAATGATTGACGCTCTTCAAAATAATATTCCTGTTGATGTATTTGTTGTGATTACCGATAACGAAACATGGGCTGGAAACATTCATCCATCACAAGCCCTGAAACAATACCGCGATAAAACGGGAATCAACGCAAAAGAAATTGTGATTGGTATGACCGCAACTGAATTTACAATAGCAGGTCCAGATGATCCTAATGCTCTTGATGTGGCAGGATTTGATACATCAACCCCATTGATAATCAATGAGTTTGCTAAAATGTAGTAAAAGATGTGCTATAATGTATTTGATGGGGATTAATTGATTTAGTCCAGTAACCAGCCCGCGCTTTCATAGCCCCGGCCAACCCGCAAAAGCCACCTTTCAAAGCTCGCTTTAACCAGCGGGCTTTTTTACGTTAAGGAGCCGAGATGGCAGACGAAGTTACTACCGAGAAGGTAGAAAAAGTTGCGGAAGAGCCGCAGAAAAAAGAAGTGGTTGTAGAAAAACCAAAGCAATCATTAGAAGAATTGATTGCAGAAAATGAATCGCTAAAGCGCACTAATCTAAACAAAATTGACGAAGCCAAGCGCGTTCATGAAAAGTTAGAAAAGTTTGAACAAGATGAAGAGAAGCGGAAATTAGCCGAACTGACCGAGATGGACAGGCTAAAACTTGAGGCTAAGACAGCCAAAGAGGAAGCGGCTGAATCTAAGCAGAAACTCTTACGGCGTGAAATTGCTGCTAAAGTTGGTGAAAATTTAAAAGTTAAGTTTCCTGAAATTCTTATAAGCCGTATTCAAGGCGAGACGCCTGAAGATATGGAAGCGGACGCCAAAAAGTTGATGGAAGAATTGCCAAAAGCAAAGACCAGCAACACTAACACAACGAATCCAGGCGGTGGAGATGGAACAGGGGAAACGCGAGAACAGCGGATAGAACGCCTTCGATAAAAATTAACAAGGGGATAACATGGCTGATTTAAATACCTGGAGTGATGTCTCCAGTATAGCCCAGCGCATTGAGAAGGATGCTTATTTTATTGTTCGTGAAATGAGCCAGCTTCAAGGACTGGTAACTGTCTTTAGTGACAAGTCCGGTATGAACTTGCGCAGAGGCTATAAATATAATGCTGGAACTGTCGCGGAAATTGGTGATGAGGACGATCTGACTTCATCCGCCTTTACGCCTTCGGCTGACCAGACCCTGACTCCAAAAGAATTCGGTATGCAGTTTTTCATTACCGATGCCCGTGCAGAGTCAGATTTACCCGAACAGATTATTACCGATGCTGCAAAAGAAATTGGTTATGCGTGTCTTGACAAGGTTGAAAGTGATCTTGCCAACGAGTTTGAGAACTTGACTGGCGGAAGTGTCGGTACTGCTGCTTCGACCATTACTTGGAAACATATTGCGGCTGGCATTGCCAAAGCACGTGTTGCTAATAAGTCTGCTACCAAACCGTTGACATGCGTTATGCATGGCAACCAGTGGGCAGTATTAGCAAGCACCGCTTCCATCGCTGGAGCTTCCGTGTCGGTCGCTCCCGGATTCCAGGAAGAGATCACCCGGACTGGCAAAGTTGCCATGTTCATGGGCGTTCCGATCTATCAATGCTTCCAGACCAACGCCGCAAGTGACGACTTCTATGTGGGTATCTTCCCACGCGAAGCCATCGCGATTGACTGGAGACGACCTATCCGCATTGAATACGACCGCGATCCATCGCGGCGCGGATGGGAATTAAACGTTAGCATGATCTATGACACCGGCGTTTGGCGTCCTGATTTAGGCACGTACGTCTTAGATGATGCTACCGCACCGACAGGAGCCTAACCATGCAAAACTATATTACTGTACCTATTTTGAATGGTAATGGCGGTAGTGTTGCGACTGGTACGGCTTCCATTGGCACGACCCTCATTTTCGTTTGCCCTGTACCCGATGACAACTTGGGCGGTGGAATCACCGTAACCGACTTTACTGGTTACGCATATTCTGCCATCGCGGCCGGGTCCGCGCCACAATTGGCATTGGTTACCTTGAGTTCCGCATATGCCATTAACGGCACTGTTTGGAACTTGGGGTCTGCGGCTTATGGTGCTGGTACCCCGAATACCGGGACTGCATCAACCGTATGGGTAGACCGCGATGATGGTCATTACTACCTTGCTATTCAGCATGCGCAAGTTGCCGCGCTGACCGTTAGCACAATCGCATTGAGCGTGTCTATCGGATACCAGCAAGGCCGTTAAATAAATTCAACTGGCAGGATACCCTCACGTGGGGGAAAAGGCATACTCCCAGCCCTGCCTGCCAGTATTCGGGAGACTATCAGGGGAGTTGATTTAACATGACACGTATATTATGGGTATCAAATAGTATCCACACATTAACCGGATACGGAGTGCAGACCAAGTTATTCGTACCTCGTATCAATAAGCTGGGTAATGAAATTGCCATATTTGGATATTATGGTTGTGAGGGGTCAATAATGCAGGTGAACGGTATAACCGTTTATCCCAAAGCAGTGCATCCGTATGGCATGGACATCGTTCGCGCACATGCTACACATTGGAAAGCGGATTATGTTTTAACGTTGATGGATACCTGGGTGGTTCAACCGACAAATATTCAACCAATTCCCTGGGTTGCATATTTCCCTGTTGACCACGACCCGATGCCCCCAAAAGTAAAAGAGAGCATCATGTTTGCCAATGTAAGAATTGCCATGAGCAAGTTCGGTAAACAAGCGGCGGCAGAACAGGGCTTAGATAGTTATTATGTCCCCCACGCGGTGGATACGAACCTTTACAAAAAAATAGACCGAAAAGAAGCACGAGAAAAACTTCACTTTCCTCAGGATGCTTATAT